TAACAGGATTTGATGGTATATATACATTTGAAGTTACATTCGTAACTTGCCAAACATTAGCTGCAATCAATCTTCCATTCATTTCAGAAAGAAATGAACAACCGAGATAGGTAGTTAAGATTGCTCCAGTCATATTATTGTGTTGAAATATGAATGGACAACCGGGAAAGCTGAAGTAACAAATACCATTTATATTTTTATATGTTAAGGTATTTGGTATAACATTTAAATTTAGAGCCCCTCCAAAAACTGAAGTTGTATCTATAATAGCAATATTGTACAATCCCGTCAATGCCGGCCAAGCTGGATAACCTACAACTACAACTTGACCGTTTGTAGGATTATATGAAACACTGAAAACTTGTCCATTAAGATCACCAAAGCCGAGAATAATTTTATTGAAAGGGATATATGCATATTGTTGAAAAAATGTAGCGATTAAAGTATTGTTATTTACTAAGGCATTAACTGACGCTTGTGTTAATTGATTGGGTCCAATATAAGGATCAGGAGCAGTAGAATCTATACCCATGAATGGAGATTCTCTTCCACCATAGGTAATTTCTATTGCTCCAGTTTCCTTATTGAAATCTACTTGACCCACAATTTATCCTTAAACCAGTCATTTATAACCAAGAATCATATAAGCTTTACCAGAACTAATCGTAGTAACTGTAATTGGTCCTTCAATCCAATCAAGTTTACCAATATCAAGAGTAAAAACACCTTGTCCAGCAGCCCCGCCGTAAGCTGTAAATTTAAAGTCTCTGCCAGCCGCATCAGTGAACTCAAGAGTATTACCAACAGCATTAATATCCTGCCATTTAAATTCGGTAACTTTAAAATTACAAACAGGACCAACTTGACCTGTTGAGTCTATGATAACTTGGCGGCCTGTGAAATTATTTGCCATATCAAGCCTCCATTAGTTAAAGTTAAATGATACGCCAACAACAACACCATAAAAAAGACTGGTGCCTCCTGCTGGAGTAGTGAGATTTACATTTAAAAGTATTTCTGTGCCGTCAGAAGTTACAAAAGCTGGTGTAGTTACAGCAACACGAGTTCTTTGTGCAACACCAGCACTATAAGCTACAGGTAATCCATTAGCAGCTAACGCTACAATATTAGTAACCGTAGGCGCGGCAGCAGTTTTTGAGAATGTAGTTTTAGTTAGTCCACAAGTAGCAGTAGTTAAATTAACCGCTTCAATATCATAAATAACATCAAACCAATTAATTTCAATACCTTTTCCAACCGAACTTGCCGGAAGATTTCCTGAAACTGTAGGATTTACTGAATTGGTCCAAGGAGGAAAACCGCCAGGTAAAGCAAGAGGTCCAGAAGTATTTGCAACTCCAGAAGGACCAGGAACTAGTGCAGCAGTTCCAAATTGTTCTTGATTCAATGCTGCTGTAGCAAGCATTCCAGTTCGGAGAATTTCTGAAATCTCACTAAAATAAGTAGAAGCTTTAGAAGCTGCTTGATTTAGTGTAAAAAGCCCTGCTCCAGCACTTGCATAAGTTGCGTTTGTTGAAGTATCTTTAAAATGAGCGGCGCCAATAAAAATCTGCCCATCCGTATTCGGTGTATCCATTGACCAACGATTTCTCGTGTGTGACATTTAAAACTCCTTTTAACAACTTCACTGCCGTTTTCACGGAGTTTAAGGTTTATAGAAAAATGTCATCATTCATTGTAGTGACATCAGGCTCCCGAAGTTTCGGATCGGGAGACAATTCTTCTTTTCCATCTCCTAATACCAAATTTATTTCTGCTTCCCTATCTCCAACAAGTAAAACATCATAACAACTAGGTCCACCAGAATTACCTGTACAAAGAAGTTTTCCTCGTTGCCATTCTAATTCAGACATATAACACTTTCGGCCACATCTTGCACAGTAATGTGCTGGATCGAAATTTGTCTTACGTCTACCGTAGGCCACTTACATTCCCCAACCAGAATCTACACCAGAATATTCTGCTTTTGTATCCGAACTCGAAACTGTCGAACGGCCAGATTTTCCACTAGGAAAGATTTTAGCTACGCCTTTTCTAATTTCTGAACCCAAAGTACTACCATTTCCACTTGATTTGGATTTAGAACTAGAATCATTAGATTTACTATTAGATGTCATTCCTTGTCCAAATCCTTTAGCAAAACCTTCACCAAAACTCATAATAAAACCTCAACTTTCAATTTATTTAAATGGGGTCGGAAAAGGAGCGCGATCCGAAACCAACCCCATCGGCAACAATAAAACTTTCCGGTTAGGAGGTTTATTGTGCCATTCCAGCTGTCAAGAGGGGGTAAGTGACTCATTTCAAAAGATTTATGGTCCGTTACTCCCAAAAACACCCTGCCACCTAAAGCAACTTGCTGACATTCTCATACGGGTTTTTTGTTTAACAGCATCCGTATCAAAATCATCATCGAAATCGGTGTTTGGCTTTTCACGCATCCAAACAGTCAGAGCAGTATACTGTTTATCAGCGAATCCAAACCAAGCACTACCAGAAGTAAGATAATTACCGACAAGGAAATGATAATCTTCTGGCAAAAGTGAGTTAGCAGTGTTATCCGCAGTATACGGTTGACCCGTAGAACCGAGAATTTCACGAGTAATAAAGACAAGTTCCGGTGGGATCAAGATATGCTTGAACTTTACATTAATTGGCATACCTTGGTTATCCACCATACGATTAGCATAGTTGGTCATAAGTTGCAAACCAGCTACACTCAAATCAATATCCGTCGGTGGACGATTTGGATAAGTTCCAGCGGCACTAATAATATTAGTAAGACCTGGTGCAATATTAGTAGCCTGAGAACCACCTAGAAGATAGTGCTGATTATTAAAAAGTGCCTGACCATCAAACGTCAAAATACCTGTCGTTGACGAAAAGCCATTATTAATAATATTCCAAGCCACTACTTCTTCAGTAAATCTCGTAGAACGAGCGAGAGCCTTTGGACCAGTTTTAATCAAACCATACTTATCATCATCCCACAATTCTTTGGAGGTGCGAATACCCAAAGAATAAGTAAGATGCGTCACACGTCTAGAACCACCCTGAATCATGTCGTTATAAACGGTTGACGAATTTTCTGGTTTTTCTTGCAACGGTCCAACACCAGCCATTTCCAATTCTTGTTCAAATTCAGAATCCGAAGATTTGACATTAAACAACATTGGATATTGCTTTTCCCGCTGCTCATACTCATCAGCGTCGAGGTAAATTTTCTTCAACCCCGGCACCATAAGCTGTGCGAAATCACCACGTACTTGAGTCATAGATAATTTATCCTCGATTATTATGCGTAAAGCTGTGGTGCAACAATAACAATCCTAGCATGACCGTTTGCAAGCAAACCATCTATAGGATTAAGTCCTACAACCTGAGCACAAGTATTTGTGCCTACGGTAGTTTTTGCAATATCAAGATAACAAGTGCCGCCGGTATCAATTGTAATACCATATTGAGTTCCAACGTTTGCTTGAGTCAAAGCATAAGTTCCACCTGACGAAGCATCTACTTGGATTTCAAAAATTGTATCAGAATTAGCAAGCAAAACAAGAGTCCGCCCATCGGTTATTGGAGTACCGAGAGCAATATTTACTGCATTTGGTTGATTAGGTACTGATCCGTAAGTTTGAATAGCTTGGTTTCCACCAATCTGCCCAAAAACTCCCGGCGCACCTGCACCATTAGTTGCTAGGTTAGAAGCAGGAATATTAGAAAAACCTAAAATCCCATTCGCATAAGTTGTACCATTCCAAATCGCTACATACCCTGTCGTAAGCTGAACTGGAGCCCCACTAGGAAATGTTTGCGACGCTTTTTCTGGAATACCATTAGTTTGAGGAGTATTTCCAGAAGTAGTTTGAACTGGAATGACAGGAGAGTGAACAGTTAGATTTGCAGCCATTAAAGTACATCCTCCGTTTTTTGGTATTCCAGAATTAAATTAATAAAATTTAAAGGGTGCAACTACGACAATTAAAAAACCAATTAATCATCTTGACCAGGAACATAAACTTTGAGTTGATTTTGAGCCATGTAATCAGCAGCGGATTTTTTATTAGAGCCTCCGGCTGGACTATTCAGCAAAGCTTTTTGAACTGAAGTCTTTAGTTTTGCCGAACTAACTTGTGCTACTGTACGTTCATAATTCCTACGAAGCTGTCCAAAATACTTCTGTTTGGGCAGTTTCATAAGAATTACATCATCATATCTGAAATGACCATTTTCATCAATAGTAACTTCAAGATGACAATTAATGTCTAAATCTATCTTCTCCACATAAGTCCAACCAATCGCCATCATTGGCCCAAGTCTACGTGGTGTTTTGTGTACCCAACGGGCTACATAATTCTTATCATTAAGCTCAACATTTAGATAGTCAGGCACACCATGATCGATTGCTTCAATTGGAACATTGAGATCGAATACATCATTCTCAGAAATCTTTGTCCAGTCAAGTTCAACTGGTTGTTCAGGTTTATTTCCAACTCGAACTCCATTTTGACCTTGAACAAGCTTTTTAAGTTCTGACTGAATGTAAGCGGCGAGTTCTGGAGTTACTTTATCTTCAGGAATTTCTATATTCTCTTTCTTTTCGCCGCGTAGCGTAGTATTATTCTCTTTGGTTTTTTTACTTTCGGTATTTTCATGCTGCAATTTCTCCTGTTGTGCTTTAGTCAGTTTAGGTTTAAAAGAAGATTTAATAGGAGATTCTTCAACCTTAACTGGTTCAATTAATTTCGGCTCTGGTCCTGAAAATTCATTCTGAATTGTTTCTAAATCATTCTTATGAACACCAAAAATATCATCCATCGAAGATGCAGCTTCATTTGACAAAGGTTCAAAACCTGAAGAAGCTAGAGGATTAGAATCAGGTACTAAATTTGAACTAGACATAATTCATCTCCCTCGCTTGCTTACCATAATCTTCTTCAGTAATTCCCATCGCTTTAGCAGCTTTCTTTTGAAGTTCAGTCAATTGAATAGTATCTTTATCTTTTGTCGAAGACGAACCTGACGTAGTAGTTGAAGTCGCTGCAAATCGCGACTTCAACTTGCCATCTTTAATTTCTTGTTGTTTACGACCAAAAGCTACATAGTAACAGTTTTGGATGGCGTCAGGATTTGTACGACTCTCAAGAGGTAATCCATCAATTAGACGATCTACTTC